TATTGTAATGTTGAAACCGTTTGGATTAATGTATCCGGTGCTGCTATTACTCCAACAAGTGTGAAAATTTTACTACTTTCTTATTAAATCAATTAAGATTTCTTACATTCTTCCAATAAAATTAAATATACAATAAACATATTTAAATATAATTTAACATAATTAAACACAGATGAGTGAATATATTAGAGATTATGGAAAAGGAAAAATTTATAAGATTGTTGTTGATACTGAAGAAGAATATAAGCCTTATGTAGGTTCAACAATACAAGGATTAGCGGAACGAATGGCGGGTCATCGTGCTCATTATAGTGGTTGGAAAAGTGGTAAATTAGGTAAATGTTTTTCTTATGATTTATTTGATAAGTTTGGTATTAAAAATTGTAAAATAATTTTATTGGAAGAATATCCTTGTAAAAATATTAATCAGTTATTAATGAAAGAACGAGAATGGTTTGATAAAATTGAAAATTGTAATAAATTAAAACCTCTTAATTCAAAAGAAGAAAGAAAAGAATACTCAAAAAATTATACTGATACACATAAAAACAAAATCAATGAATATGCAAAAATATATTATGAAAAAAATAAAGATAAACTTAATGAAAAACAAAAAAGTTATGCTAATAAAAATAAAGATGTAATTCTTGAAAAAAATAAAGAAACTTTTACTTGTATTTGTGGATTAATTTCAACTATTTGTAATAAATCAAGACATAATCGCTCTCTTAAACATCAAAATTATTTGTCTTCTGTTCCAAAGGCTCAAAATTTAATTCTTTCATAAGCAATAGATATAAATTATAGTAGTACATTTCATCTCGCTCGGCATCTTGTTCTAGGAAATCAAATACTGCTCTCATTAATATAAATATTTTATGTATTTATATTAATTTTCTCTAATTCTATCAACGAAGAGTATCCATTTCCACTTTTTTTCTTCTTCTTTCAAAAGTTCCTTCAACATGTTTCTCTCAAAATTCAACTGTTTTATAAAGAGACGACGATTAATGTCTTTCTTATTAAACATAAAAGATTTAATAATAATCCAACAATCCTCATTTAACATTATTATATAATTATAAAAACATTTTAAGCAATAATCGCATTTCGTAATCCACCGCACACTCGAACCGCATCTTCTTCATCACATTTATCACACAACCAACCTCCTCGAAGTCCTTCGAAAAACCATCCTTTCTCTCCTTTCAGGTATCTACAACCTCGCACACATTTTGCTGTTGTCGATTCAATATGTTCTGCCTCTTCACGCTCCTTTTTCAATTTCATATTTTTTATCATTTCTGCTACTTCTTTGTCTTCTTTATCTTCCGCTTTCATATGCTTAATGCTGTCTAGATGACGTTTATAATCTTGTCTGTCATTTGTCCCGTAAGAGCAAGTCATACAGAAAAAAGGTTTTGAAAAAGCCTCAACAGATGTTTCTGGTTTATCACCTTTATGCTTTTTACTCTCTGTATGTCTTTTGAAATCCTTTTTATTTTCTGTCCCAAAATCACATTGTTCACAGTAATACTTTGCTTGTGATTTATCCCCTGACTGACTTTTTGAACAATTTTTGTTTTCCATGTATCATATATATATTATTTTTTTAAGTATTTTACGCATTTATTTTAATGATTTCTTTTCCATGTTTTTTCGATTTTATGTGCCTTCTGTAATCATTTTTTTGTTTAGTTTGAAAATTACACTTTATACAAGTATAATGTCCTGTGCTATCTTTTATTAATTCATTGTGATCCAATTTTATCGATTTCGAATGATTTGGGATTTCCATTATTAAATAAATGAGTGATTTACTTAAGTTATTTTAAATAATTATATTATCTACATAAAAACATCAAAAAGGTTTTACCCCTAAAATAATAAGACGAGACACCAAGCAAGCGTCCATTGCGTGCCTGGTTTGCTTCAGTGTCATGGGGTTTTTTTTCTGCCCAAAAGGGTATGAATCCTGCTTACTGAAGATTTTTTCTGTTAAATTCCTGTTACTGGAACTAATCTAATAAATTCTTAATAATCTTTTTAATAAACTTTTTTTTTTTTTAACCCAACACTAATTTCCAAACTTACAATTTTGAAAGTGGATTCCTTTAATCAAAGAATCCATATTTTATATTATAGGTTTGGATTTTATTGATCGACGTTTCAAATATTTCAAAATTTATTTTTAAAAAATTAAAAATTACAAAGCAATCCAAGTAAGCACTTTTTAATGAAAAAAAAGTTCAGTGTTCAGGAATTATACCCTTTGGGGTAAAATAAAACCCCACGACACTGAAAAATCGAGTATTTTTACCCCTTTGATTTTTCGTAATACATTTTATTGTATACTTTTTGATACTCTTTTACCTTTTCTTTGTTTTTAAGTTTCCATTCCTTTTGCTTATCTTTTTTTTTCAAATTTCGTTCTTTCGTCTTTAATTTACCTGCTTGTATTTCTTCTTCTGTCATCATTTTTTTTTTCTCTTCTCTTTGAATTTTCAAACACTCTTTAATCAATTTCTCTGCTTCTTCTTCAGTAGACGACGTTTTGCGTATAACATCTTTCCAATTCATTATATATTATGCGTGGTTTCCTTTAAATTGATTTTATATGGTTGGATTCCTTTAATTTAAATACATTTCGATATTATAATGAAATGGACTCGATAGTCAAGAAAGGAAGATTTGATCAAACTAATATTTTGGATATTTCGGAAAGTAAAATATTAAAAGATGCTTACGGAGAATGGGTAATTATAGGTAACAGGATTGGAAAACCATGTCAATGTTATTGTAATGCTTGTTTAAATAAACCGACATCCAAATCCTATTTATTATATAATATAATTACAGGTAATAGTTATATAAATAATTTATCTTTATAAATATAATGGCAGAGCTGATACAGATTATTAAACAAATTATCGATTCAAGACCTCACGACTTAGAGGAGATTATTCTTCCAGTGGAAATGTTAAATGGTCTTCCTGTTTCAATACGAATAGTTATTCAGCCAAATTTATATAATTATTTATTCTTTATTGATGTAGATTGTGAGGATATTATTGTAGAGCCTGATGAAGAACCATTAAAATTACTACAAAAATTATTTTATGAGATTCCTATTATAAATCCAGTAATCGATAATGAATATTTCATCGAATCATTTAAAAATATTGTAAACTCATTGCGATATGATAATAAGAGTGGCAAAATTGAAGATGGAGAAGATGAAAACGATACTAAATTTTTTAGAGATTTGATAATAAATGAAAATATTACTTTTCGAGAGGAGGATTTTTGTCCAGTTTGTTCAGAAATAACCAAAACTAAAACTCAATGTAATCATTCACTTTGTTTCATTTGCTGGAGTAAAATTAAAGGTGATGTAAAGCCTTGCCCGATATGTAGACAGGCAATTTACTTTAATAAAAATTGAAAAGGTTTAAAGACATTATGCTATATTATGCTATAGGATGCCGAGAAAACCGATTGAATGGAGCAAATGTATCATCTATAAAATATGGAAAAATGATGACTTTTACGTTGGGTCGACGACTGACTTTACGAATAGGAAACGAAGTCATAAAAATGATTGTAATAATGAAAAAAGCAAAAATTACAATTATAAAATATATCAAACAATTCGAGAAAAAGGTGGATGGATTGATTGGCAAATGACTCCATTGGAGGAATATGTTGAATGTCAAACTCAAATTGAAGCAAGAATAAAAGAAGAGGAATGGCGGGTTAAAATTAATGCAAATTTAAATATGATAAAAGCACATCGTGCAGAAACAAAACAAGAATATAAGGCACAACATTATCAAGAGCATAAAGAAGAAATTAAAGAAAAACAAGCACAATATCGTCAAGAGCATAAAGAAGAAAGAAAAGAATATAATACTAAATATTATCAAAATAATGCAGACAAAATAAAAGAAAAATTTGAATGCAAATGTGGTGGAAAATATGTACGAGCAACAAAATCAAGACACGAAAAATCAATTATTCATCAAACATATTTAGCAACCATAATTTAAAAATAACTAAACTAATTATTTAATGATTATAAGCATAACATCCGATAATACAGAATATATTGAAAAACTTAAAGCAAAAGGATTTAAGGAAATACAATCACGAATTCGTAACAAAAAAATGATGACTTTTACAGATGTAGAAGTTAATCCTTTTATTTTAGTGGTGAAAGATCGATTGCCATTTGTGAAGAAGATGCCTTATTATCAAAACAACACGAAGGAAATATGCCCTCATTGTGGTAAAGATTTTCATTATAGATGGCTTCAGGAACATATTAAATTAAAACATTTGAAATAATTTCTTTCTTTATAGTATATGCCGCTTTTGACTCATCTTAACAATGATATGAATCGGATAAATCGTAGGGTAGTGAAGGCAATGATGAGACAAGCACAAGATCAAATGCCAGATGTCCCAGCTCCGCCAATAGATAGTGATGTAACACAAAATTATCTTGCTCTTATGAAAAGTCTCACATCTATTTTGATGTACTTAAGAGAAATATACTCTTATCGATTTGGTATCCAACCTGAAGGTGAAGTAGATGATTATGATATGCCAGATTTACCAGAGGGTTTTGGTGAAGAAGGTTCTCAATTTTCTGGCTCGCAGCAAGCATCTGAAATATCCTACGCAAACCCATTTGGATCTCAAGCATCAGTAGCATCCAGTGGGCAACCTTTTTTCCGTAGAGGTGTTGCGTCGCCTCCTTCTTCCGTATATTCAGGGCCAGTTTCTAGACCTCAATCTGTCTCTCAACAAGCATCAACTGTTGGAAGACCGTCTACAAGATGGGAAGGATTAAGTCAACTCTCAGAACCACGTCGTAATGAGCAAAGCATAGAAGAGAATATAATTTATGCTCAAGGAAATTCAATTGTATTAAATTCTTTAACAAGAGAAGTAGTAAATTCTCAATTTTTGGTAGAAGAATTACCATTCGAGCAATTATCAAAAATACAGAAACAAAAATTAAAAGTAATTATTGTTAAAATCGACAAAGTAAAAAGTGTTATTAGTGTTGGAATATCAAGACCTATTTTTATCAAATTGAATAAAATATTAAGTCGTATTGCGACGAGTTTGGGATCAGAAGGTTCAACGAGTGAATTTTTGCCAAGAACAGAAGGTGAAATAGCACCAGTTGAAGGAGATGAATTGATTGGATATGGAAGAAAACATCGCAACAAAATGCTTTCACCAGCAATGTATAACGCCCATAATTATGATCCGTATAATGTTAACTGTAATTTCAAATATAACCTCAGAAAACGTAATATATAAGAAATATATATAGTTAATGTATGCATAGAACCGAAGATTACATGAATCCTCTTTTACAAGTCTTTGATAAATTAAGTATTGAAACAAAATATAAAGTGTTAGGAAGTGCGTCATTACGTTCTACAATGTATATAAATGATTACGATTTACATGATTATTTTAAATCAAATTCTTCCAATGCTCTCAATAGAATCACACAGCATTTTAAAAAATTATTCAAAGATACATATAAAGATTCTAGCAAATGGATTACGGACTTTAAATGTGGCATAGACCCATATGGAACAACGGAAGAAGAACGAAAATTGAGATGGGATCGTCATGATATTGCTCGGTCTTATAAAATATTAAAAAACGGGAGTAAGAAATATTTTAAGGATTGTATACTTGACCCTACTATTATGAAGATTGATTACGTAGTGTTACTGAATGGTCAATTTACCGAAATAAGCGAAAATTACAATATAACAATTAAAGGAAAATCCAACGAAATCGATTCTTCCTTTGAAGAAGAAATGAAGGAAGAAATTGAGAAATATAAACGTGAGGGGAATCTTTTTAAGGCTTATAAACGTGAATTTAGTTTGCTTCGATATCTTGACAAGAACCCAAAAAAAATGACAAAACTAATACAACTTTTTAATAGTGAGGCGGGATATGTGAACCGAATTATTGGTAATCTCAAACTCATTATGATAATGACAGAGCAAAATTTCAGACCAGTATCAGCACATGATTTAATCACAAATTTACAAATAATTAAACAACAATTATCTTTTTCATTTGAAATAAAAATTAAAAACTTTTCGAAAGATATTGACCGAATATGTGAGCAAGAATCATGGTCATCTTTAAATGCTATTATTAACTATTTACAAAAGAAATTGAATTCTTATTTAAAGACAAATCCTATATAATCCTATAACAATGCCGAGAGAAGCGATGGACTATAGCAAATGCGTGATTTACAAAATTGTTTGTAATGACAAATCTGTTACGGAATGCTATGTAGGACATACAACTAATTTTGTGAAACGAAAATATCAACATAAAACTCGTTATAATAATGAAAAATGTAATTTTAAAGTATATCAAATGATACGAGAAAATGGAGGTTGGAATAATTTTACTATGACGCCTATTTGTGAATTTCCGTGTGAAAATCTCATTCAAGCATGTATAAAGGAAGAAGAGTATAGACTAGAATTACAAGCAAAGTTAAATATGAAAAAATGTTTTGCTGATTCACAAACAGAAGAATATAATAAATTATATAGAGAAGAACATAAAGAAAAAATTTCTGAAAATAAAAAAGAATGGTATGAATCAAATAAAGAACAAATTCTTGAAAAGAAAAAAGAATATAATCAAAAAAATAAAGAGCAAATTCTTGAAAAGAAAAAAGAATATAATCAAAAAAATAAAGAACAAATAAGAGAAAACGATAAAATAAAATATGAAAAAAATAAAGAACGAATACTTGAAAAAAATAAAACATGGCGTGAAAATAATAAAGAAAAAATAAAAGAAAAAGCAAAAATAAAATATGAAAAAAATAAAGAAATAATTCTTGAAAAACAAAGATTAAGATATCAAAAGAAATTAGTTCAAAGTGAGAATTAAAATCTCTCCACATATATTAATGAGTTTGAATTTTGAGAATCAAGGAACAGCAATAGCAATGATTGGTATGAATAAAAAAAGCAAAACAAAACACATACTTAGTGTTGCCGCTAAAAAAACTGATGTAAAACAACCCTTTTTGGAACTTAAACTAGGAGAAAATGAATGTTTTTTACCTATTTGTGACCCACAAAAAGAACGAAGCGTTCTCTACATTACGGGCATGAGTGGAAGTGGCAAATCATATTTTACAGCAGATTGGATTAAAAGATATAAACAAATCTATCCAAAAAATAATGTATATTTACTTTCTTCCTTAGATTCTGACGACTCAATAGATAAGATTAAAGATTTGTATAGAATTAAATTAAATGAATTTGTAGAAGACAAATGGACAATTCAAGACTTAAAAGATTCCTGCATAATATTTGACGATACCGATTGTATAAGTGATAAAAGTATTAAGAAAGAAATTGATATATTACTTAATAGCGTGTTACAAACGGGTAGACATACATCGACTACGGTTATATTTACTTCACATCTGGCCACAATGGGTAAAGACAGTAAAATTATATTAGCAGAAGCACATTCAGTCGTATTGTTTCCAGCCACAATGGGAGCAAGAAATTTAAAATACATTTGCGAACAATATTTTGGATTAAGTCCAGATGAAGTAAAGAAATTAAAAAAATTAGAAGGTCGTTGGGTTCAAATAAATCGCACCTATCCCAAGAGTATTTTGAGTGAGAAATATGCATGCTTGCCAGCGTTATTGGACTAATTTTAATCGCCTCTGACAGCAATACTGTTTGACACAATTAAATTTTATTATATAAAAAATGAAATTTTCACATCTGACACTATTATATTCGCACAAATCGCGCGAATAGCGCGAATGACACGATTATATTCGCACAAATCCCAACAATGTTGGGATTGACACGATTAAAATTCGTTTTACTACTATAATTAAAATATATTAGTAAAATAAATGTACCATATACAACCATATACTTATGACCAAGCGATAAAACTTGGAGTAAAAATCGCTCCATCTCATAGAGAAGGGAAGAAG